TTTAGGTTATACGGACAAAGAAATCAAATGCACAATGAGTTTGGTAAAAAAAGAATCAAACTTTAATCTTCATTCCAGAAATTCTACATCTGGCGCATATGGGTTATTCCAAATTATGAATATCAAAGGTAAGATGAGTATGAAATCTCAGGTTGCGAGATTTGACAAATACATCAAGCATAGATATTCAGGCAGTGTTTGTAAAGCCTTGGCACATCAAGAATTAAAAAACTGGTATTAACAAAACCACCCTCAATTAATTAGTATTGGGTGGCTTTGCTTTTTCTGGAGGCAGTCCAGAAATCTATTTACCAGTTAATTGGCAGTGTTATGTTATTTACAAATACTCTGCTTGTTCCTAATGTAGTTGTTGCTACATCTGCTGGATTACCTGATGGAACTAATGCCCAGCCACCAGATGAATTAGGATTAAAGTATTCACTTGCATCTGTATTAAATTGCAATACCAATGGAGAATAATCTGGGTCGCCTGTAAATGTTTCAAGTGCAATCCTAAATTGGCTAAGGTCATAATATGGTTGACCTAAATCAATTACAAATTCAAACATTCTATATATATTTGAACTATCGTATCCAACTGGTCTTATTCCATAATTAGTTGTATCGTTATCTGTAAGGCAGGTTGCTCTAAGACCAACTGGATTAAATCTGTTTCCTCCGCTATCTCTAAAACCATCTACTGCCAGACTGTGATAAGAAACTATTGGTTTATCTAATGCACGATTAGTTGCAGTTGTTGATGTTAATGCTCTAAATTTAGACATTAATGGTACAAAGTTTACTCCTGCAACTCTTGCTGCTCCTGGGTCTACTACAAGTCTAAGGTATCTAACTGCTCTGTTACCAACATTGTTAGTTACTGTTCCAGGTGTAACTGAAATTACCTTTGTAGTTGTTGAACTTCCATAAGCGTTTGTAGTTGTTAATGAAACAGTCTTATTTCCACCAGTTGTATATAGATTTCCTACAACTGGATGAAGTCTATTGTTTCCTGTTCCACCATCACCAAAGGTCCAAAGATATTCTGTCCAAGGGCCAGTTGCAACAGGAGTTCCTGTGTAAGTAAATTCAATCAATCCACTGTTAGATGGATTAACTGCCCAAGTCCAATCACTTGTTGGTGGTGCTCCAGCCACATATTGTTGCTTTGTTATTACTTGTGTAAGGCCATAAGTGTTTGTAATAGTTGCAGTTATTGTATAGGTACCTTGTGTGCCATATGAGTGTGTTGCTGTTAATCCTTCGTAATCCAAAGGAGTGTCGCCAAAATCCCAAACAATAGTGTCAATAAGTTCTGGGTGTTCACAATCAACTGAGAAATTAAATACAGTGTTTGTATCTCCAGTAGAAGGAGCAATAGCAATTTCTGGAAATCCTAAAACCTCTTCGTTAAGGAATGCATTCTTAAGTGAATAAGTAATATTCCAATCTTCTGCATTAATGCTATGAGTAATTCCTACAATCTCGTATTTTTTATCAATTGTAAGAACATCAACCTCGTGGTAGACATCAATGTTATCGTAAATTTCTATTGTTTTAGCAAGGTCTGGTGCAAATCTTCCATTCCAAGATATGGATGTGATATCTCTTCCTGGAATAATTGTTTCAGCAAATACTCTGTTTATAAGATTCGTTATGCCAGGGTCTGGTGGTGTTGGTAATACAACTGATATACTTGCATCAAGTTGTTTGAATCCAGGACCCCAGTTAGTTGTTGACAGTTGGTTAGTTGCAACACCAAAGTCGGTTGTTGTGGCTACATTGCCTGCACCATATGTTACGTTAGTAACCTTAAGTCTATTGCAAAGAATATCAAAACCATCATTTAAAACTACATTGAAATAACCTAATTCTCCACCTCTGGAATCAAAGGTAGCAACTGAAGGATTGTTTCTTGGATGTGCATTACCTGAAAGTGCCCAATCATTAACACCAACCATTTCATTATCAACATTTGCATAAAGAAAAGCAAGGTTTGATTTTGCTAATTGTGAATAGTTCTCCCAAGCACTTGCTCCAATTGGTGGATAGTACTGTGCGTCTTGATAGAAATAACCAGTAACACCTTCATTTGAAGGTTGTTGTGCAGAAACCCAACCAGAAATTTCATTAGGAGTAGTTCCCTGTCCAGCAAAAGTCATTTCTTGAACGAAACCATTGATTTGCATTGCGCTGCCAAGTCTGTCTCTAAACCAATCTTGTAAGACATGCGCTTGCATTGTTCCAACCATATCAATGGCTATTATTTCTATTTCTGGTGGATTACCTTTTGGATTGTAAGAAACATTTATATCTATTAATCTACCCGTAAATATTGGTGTGCCGTTTGCTTCAACCTTAACTGTTCTTCCTGTACGAAAGTTTGAGTTTTCATATGGGTCTACTGAATAAGACCTGCTTATTAATCTCATTACTCCAGCATCAGGCATATCCCATGGGCTTGTATATTTTTCAAGTCCTCTTTGAATATCAACGCTTATTATGCCGTCAGTATATTCAACCCAAGTTGCACCTTCTAATAAATAAAATTTAATTATGTCTATTGGTCTCATGCGTTAGCACTCACAGTTCCATATTTTTTAAGTGCACTTGAAACTGCTCTACCAAGTGCATATGGGTCTGTACCAAGACCAGCGTTAATTGTTACATTGATTGATGTTGGAGTTCTTTGTGCACCTTGAATTCTTGGTGTTGCAACATTTCCAAATGCACCAATTGTTTCAAGTCCAAGACCATCTACCGCAGCCTTAGCAAGGTCAGCAGACCTTTCAATACCAACTGCAAGACCTTCTACAATAAATCTACCGTAACGAGCAAACACCTTGGATGGAGAACTAATACCAAAAACTTTCTTTGCCCATCCTGGAACTAAGTTACCAAAGAAGTTAAATACTTGTGTCTTTAACCATCCTGCTACTGATTGGATACCGTTCCAAAGTCCGTAAACAATATCTCTACCAACACTAAGCATTGCTCCAGGAAGTGCTTTAAAGTCAGATATTACGCCTTGAACAAATCCTTTTACTCTGCTACCAAATTCTTGAATTGTATTCCATGCATTTTTTGCAAAGTTCTTTATTGCATCCCAAACTTCACCAACTACCTCTGTAACTGTATCCCAATTCTTAACAAGAAGAACAATAACTGCAATAATTGCTGTGATAGCAATAATAACAAGTCCAATTGGATTAGCACTCATTGCAGCATTGAATAACCACTGTGATGCAGTTGCTATTTTATCTGCTGCAGATTTGGCTAAGGTTGCAAGTTCAAGTGCTGCAGTAGCAGCCTTTATTGAGTTAAGAAGAATTAGGAATGGTCCTAACACTGCAACTGCAAGTCCAATAACAACTATTACCTGTTGAACTGGGCCAGGAAGTGAAGTAAACACTCCTACTACCTTAAGCATAATATCGTTTACAAGTTTCATAACTGGCAAGAATGTCTTACCAAGATTAGTATTTAGATTTGCCTGCTCTGCCTCAAGAATTCTTTGTGAGTTAGCCAAGCCATCTGATGTTCTTGCAAAGTCACCTTGGGCTGCTGTTGTCTGTTCGTAAATAACTTTTTGTGCAGCCAGAACCTTTTGCTGTGGTGTTAATGCATTCTTAGTTGTGCTTATTAATCCTAATTCTAATGCTGCATTCTTAAGTGTTGCATCATCAAGCAAAACACCATATGCTCTTAATGGTTCTGATTCTCCACGAAGGGCTGAACCAATTGCATTAATTGCTTGTTCTGGAGTTGTATTATTAAATGATGCTAAGTCAGAAGCAAGACCAACAAAGTTTGTTGAGAAACCTGTAAGGTCATCACCAGCAAGTCCTGCAGCCTTACCAAATGTAGCAAATGTTGTTGCAGCATCTAATGCTTGCTGTTTTGACTGACCAAATGTCTTAGCAGCACCTTCTGCAAACTTAACAATTTCATTTGCATTTTGACCAAATAAAACACTTGTCTTAGATAATGTTTCTTCCATATTAGAAGCAGCATCTGTTGTTTCATTTATAAATCCACCAGCGATGCTAAAACCTTTTGCTGCAACTCCAACACCAACAAAGGCTGTAGATAATTTTTGCACTTTTTGAACAGAAGCATCAAGCCCACCTAATTGCTTGTTTGCTTGGTCAACACCTTGTTGCAGTTTTTGAACATCTGCAACGATGTCAATTTTTACCTGTTGTGCCATCTACTTCCTCCTGTTAAGTTCTTCAACCATTGCTACATACTCTGCGTATGTCAACTCCCAAAACTGAGAGGGCGTATATCCTGTTTCAATACAGAATTGCGCCATTGCTCTTAGGCTGAAGTCACTTCTTTTGGGTCAGACATGTCCATCCCTGAGAGTTCTGACAATTGCGTAATCGTCATTTCTTCTGCTTCCTCTATTGTAAGGGATGGGTTGTTTCGCTTTGCAACCATGTATTGCATGGCGAATGCTAACTTTGCTTTGGATTCAATGACATTCCATTCATCCATTGGTGCTTCTAAATACGCTTCAACTTCTGCAAGTTCTTTCCACTTGAGAGTTGACATTAAGTCTTGTTCCATTTTACTGCCTCCTGTTAGTCTAAGTTGTATTTCTTTATTCCTGCTTTTATTTCATCTTCGTACTTTTTAACTAATGTACCCATATTAGAATCAATTGCACGATTCATGAATCTTTGTGGTTGTCTATTTCCACCCTGCCATCCATACTCAATGATTGGAGCATATTCTACTCTTTCATTACCTGCATAAAGTTCAATCTTGGTGCCATAAGCCTGATACCTAATTGACTCAGCAAGTTGTCTGGACCTAACTGGTGCTAAGGCAGAAGCCTGTTTTGAAATAATAGAACCAAGTTCTTTATTGAGACTCTCGCTATTTTGTACATCCTTAACGAATGCATTCAATGCTGTTTGAGCCTCTCTTACTCCAGTTACAGAAACTTCTGCCATAGCAACCTAATTAATTACGACTCTACTCTTGTTGGCTTTCCATCAAGTATGAAGTTAATGTCATACACGAAGAACTCGCCTGCTGCTCCACCAACATTTGGTACAGTCTCTGCATAGCCAGTTGCTGTAAAGTGTGGCTCTGATGCAGTTGCTGTTGCATTTCCATGTGGTGCAAAAGTAAGTGTTAGTGTTACCCCTGGATTATTCCAGAGGGCTGTGTGTAGTGATGCTGTTGCTGTATCCTGAAATCCAGTTACAGCACAAGTGAAATCTAATGAATCTTCGTAATTACCAAAACCTAAAGTACCTACTGCAGATGAGAAAACAACATTGCTTACTCCACCTGCGTACTCTGTTCCTTGGACTTCAAAGATTATTGATTTGCCTTTAATTCTTGCCATATCAATTTCCTCCTTCAATGTCTATTGAAATATTTATGTTTGTTGCTAAGTATCTTGCACCATTTACCTCTTGGATAAATGGCTTATCTACTACTAATGTTCTTGCTGATGTGTATTCCCAAATTGCAGGTATAAGAGTTTCAAGTGTGTCGTCAAGGTTTTCAGTTTCTGTTTCGTTAGTTGCATAAGGAACAAGAATTAAAACTTTCCAGTTTGAAGAGTAATCAGCACTATACTGATTTTCATAAACTGTAATAAAGTTAATGTCTGGTTCCATAATTGCACAAAGAGGAACTGGTCTCTCTGGTACGTACTTATAAACCTTTGAGATACCACCAAGAATGATGGCACTTTCAAGTTCTGTTCTTACTCCTGCTATATTCATCCGAATCGCACCATATATCTATTAAGTAAAGGGTAGACACCAACGAGTGGGTCCCTTGCAGTATTGATGGGAGCACCATCATAAGTTGCATATTGAGACACACCCATTGGTGCACTACGACGATGGAATAGTTCTGAACCAACTTCCAAGTAGCAACGCTTCAATACACCAACAGGAACTTTGGTAGATGCAATATAACTTGCAACTAAGTCCTTTGCTGTATCCCAGCATTCTTCTACATAGGCATCATCGTTAGATGAAGCACCTACATATGCTTTTAAGTCTGTCCAGTCCATTGTCTTACTCCTCGTTAATTATTAGACAACCTTTACAAGTGCCTTTGGCTCTGGCATTGCGATACCAAGGTATCCGTAGACAGAGAAAGAATTTGTAAGTGTTGTGATTTCTTCGTCATCAAGACGGAATGGTGCTCCTGCTGATTCGTAGTTAACTACTGCAGCAGATGAACCGATATAGAATGAGCCAGCAGCAAGTGATGGGTCAGCAACGATTGGAAGACCAAGGATATTTCCTGTCAAACCAACTGGGTTGATTGAACCATAAGTGTTGTTAACTGCACTCTGGTTTGAAAGAATTGGGCGACCTGCAGAATCTACAACTGTAGCAAGATTCTTGAATGTGTCAGTTGCAACAAGAATGAAATCAAGTGCACGACCAGTGTCGTTGTTTACCTTCATAGCAGCATCAGCAAGGTAACCGATAACTGCATCTGCATCCCAGCCTGCGCCTGGAGTTGTGTTGATGTTTGCTGCTTCAGCAATTAACTTGGCACGAACTGCTGCGTTTGTTGCTGCTGCATACTTTGCAACCATTGCACGGAATGCTGTATCAACATAAGCAATGCTTGAACGCTCTACAACCTGACGAGACATATCTGTGTAACCACCGTATGTCTTGATTGGTGCAGTTGCTGAAGTAAGAGTTAACTTACCGTAGTCAAGGACATCGCCTTCTGCTGCTTGTTCTCCGACTGCGAGAGTGTTTGTGTTTACGATTGGATATTCAACATTCATTCCATCTGCAGGTAGTGCACCTGAAGTGAATACATTAAATGTTGGACGGCCAGCGTTAAGAATACGAACTGTGTCAGATACCCAAGCGTTCTTCATGATTGAATCTGCTGAGTCTGCTCCTGTAAATGTGCGGTGTAGAGCAACTGCATCTTCGTTGCCTGCTGCTACAGCCTTTACCCAGTCACCGTATGAACGGAACTGTGGTACTGAGATTGTTGGTGTTGCTGATGTTGAAATAACATCAAGACGACGCTCCAACTCCTCTGTGTGATTACGAACTTCTTCAATTGCTGAAGCGTAATCAGGTGTTGTGTTTTCCATGGATATTTCCTCCTGATTGGTTTCTTCTCTGACTGAAAGTACTTCAGCCTTATCATAAGCAGGAAAAGCAACTAAGGATACTTCCTTTAGATTTACTTTCTTACGAATGATTGTTTTGTCTTTCTTTTCATCTGTTACTGGAATAAATCCAACTGAGAAAGAACGGATTGCTCCATCCTTAACTAAGTTAAGTGTTTCATTCCCTAAAACTGTTTCTGATATCTTTGCTCTAATTAATAGGCCTTCATCAGATTCTTCCATTTCTGTGACGACACCAATAATGTCTTCATGGTCACGGAATAATTTAACATCAGCGTTTAGGTCTACTGCGCCTTTTTCAAAACGCTCAGACCATCCACCACCAATGTCAATTGTTTGATTAAAAGGAACAGCAATACCTGAAACTTCACGCTTCTCAGTGTCTGTTGCTCTTATCTCAAAACTACGGGTAATCATTTCATTCATATTCATTACTCCATTTTAGGCTATAGGTTGATTGTCTAAATCAACATCAACTGGTGCCTCTTGTGATATTTCTGACATGCCTTCCATCTCACGGACTTCTGGAACTGTCAAGAAATTATTTGTTAAGCCAATTGCATATGACTCATATCGTGTCTTAACATTAGGACGAAGGAACTCAGTTAGATTAAACTCTGCATACTGCCCTCGTGGAAGAAGGTCTGTAATAGCCTGTTGGATACGCACAATATATTGCTGCAATCCATCTTCAAATAGTTTACTTCTATCTTCGTTACCGTTGACATAGGTCATGCCTTGTCCTTCAATGCCCATTCCAAGATACATTGTTGGCACACCAAACATCATTGCTATCTGGCGTGTTATGAACTTCTGGTTTTCTAAGAATTGTGCTTGCTCTGGGCTTAGTGCGATTGAATCATACTTAAGACCA